TGCCTGCCTTCAACGCTGCAAGGTATTTGTCAGCATTTGCTCTCGGTAAAATAGATGGTGAGTAGCCTGTATAGTAACCTTTCATAGCCTCGGAGATAGCCTCGTCATCGGTCAAATGAGTAGTCAACAACCAAGTACCAACAGGATAAGTCTTGTCAGTACCATCGTATAGTGTGAATGTAGTATCATGATCTAAAATTATTGATTGGTGTGGCTCTCCTATTTTCCGTCCGTCTTTGGTTAGTCCATGTTCGTGGTCTACGAACCCATACTTGTCATAGGATTCCTTGAAGCTTTGGACTTGCTCTCTTGTCAATGGAATCTCACCATTCTCATAATCGCAGTCCTTTGCACCAGGAATCAAGACAGGTGCAGTCAATAGGATTGTACCATCACCTAAAGTGTTAATGTATGTCATAAGTATCATTTGATTTTGATTATATCTGATTCTTTGAATTGTTCTTGTGGTGGTGCAGTGTAGCCATAGGGCATATTGTATGGTGCATTTGCACAACGGCAGTTTATCCATTCCACTAGTGGTCCATCTGTATCACCAGGATATTTGAGTCCATTGGAGTATGTATCGCCTAAACGAATGATTTCGCCATCTAATTCTACGTGGTCTGCTTGGTCTGTCTCCTTTAATCCACGAACTCGGTCATCGTGTGCTGTTATCCACATTGTATACTCTACTCCTAATTCTTGGTAGGTATCCTTTACTGCTACATTGTGAGAGTTGTGGATTTCAGTACGGGCGATTCGTTTGGATTCCCAAGTGGTTAATTGGTCAAACCTACGATTCAATTGGTCGGCTACATAATTGATTCCTTTTCCACTCTTATAACCTTCAAGGATTATAGTCATTATGGATTGCTCCACTCTTGCTAATGTTTGTTGACTTGCGATAAAGACTCGTTCAAACAAATCTTCTTCAGCACCACGAAGAGTACCGAACAATGAATATCTTTTATTTAATTTGATGGATGGTTTAACTGCCTTGAAACTGTAACCTCGCCTTGATAATCGCACCAGTCTTTGAGCTTCCGCCTGTCCTAGTTTATACTCCCTTTTATCGTACTTTTGAAGTATATGATAATACTCCGCTTGGGCTTCTTGCACTGGTTTTATGATTAATTCGACTTGTCCAATTACAAGGTTATCGTTCCAGTATTCTTCTAGGTTCTTCTGTACCTTGTCACCAAGCCTTGCAAAGAAGCGACTAAGCTCTCGTTGTAATTGTCGCTCATTATTCCTAGAACGTGCAGAACTAATCTGACTCGCCAGTATCATCTTCTTTGGCATCCTTATCACCACGAACACTATCTTCTAAACTGGCCAATATAGTATCAACTTCAAGGTAAGGATTATCCTCAACATTATTCCAAACTTGATCCAATGGAACACCATTCATATAACGGGCATTAAGGTAATATTGCTCTTCTTCACCCTCAACATCCAATCCGAATTTGGCACCGAAGTTATCTATCAAGTCTTGTATAGTCATTGCTCCACGTGCAAACAAGAAGTCTGCAAGTTTAAGGTCATCTTGGTAATCTATCGGTGCAACATCCTCAATAGTGAAACGCCAACTGGTAACCTCTAACTCCTCACCAATCAAATTGATAAGAGCTTCACATTCTGCCTTAATCGGTGCAATAGTACCATACTTATATGAACTGCTTGTTTGGTTTGCATTGGTTCCATTCAAGTTGCCAGCATCATAAATACCTAACCTAGATGGGTCTACGTGGTGAGCATGGATTACTTCATCCCTTGTATCCTTACGGTATAATCTGAAGTGTCCTTCCTCGGTCTGAACACTTAATGGTGTAATCTTCAAATCAACATTACCCTCTTCACCTTCTGATGGGATAGTGATACAGATAGCTGAATGAGGATTCTTGATAACTTCCTTAATTTGTTGACTAATACGATACCTTAATGTTTTGGTGATGTCAAACTCATCATTAATGCTGCCATCTTCATTGTATGGTTCTTCATCGTAATCGGCGAAGTCACCAGTTACAGTGATAGCGAACTTTGGCATTCCATAATTCTCAAAGAAGCTATTGTTGTACCTTACTGCAGACACATCACCCTTGATAGGACCAAGACAACTGATGATTGGTGGTCTTCCGTAATAATCAGTTCCTGGTGCATACTCCATACTCCATAAGAGCTCGTTCGCTCTCTCTGATGGTGATAAACTGTTATATGGGTGGAATGTTCCATCATCTGCACTTATATCGCAAGGCTCACCATTATCATCATAATTCTTGCCATAAATCACAAACCATACCTTTTTACCACTACTGTTGATTTGTACAACTCTCTTTTGGTCGGCGTGTCTCCTTAAAGTGTGTGCTGGAATATGATTCAATCTCTTAATATCGGATTTACTGGTAGAGTCACGAATAATCTCGATAGCACCATAACCAATACTACGACGATCATAAACCATCCTCTGCAAATGAGTATTAATACTTGGAGTGGAGTTCTCCAATACTTCGGTGAACCTATCACGTTCTGCATCTACTGGTTCGACACCCTCAATTGGTTTTAAGGTATAGTCTACACCAGTCGCATCAATCGCAACGGCTTCAACACAAGCAGCATGATAAGTATACAAGTCCAACAACTGCACAAGGTAGTAAGGATTGTATTTAGGGTCAAGGATATTATAACCTTTTAATTGTTCCTCGGTTGGTGTGTACTTACTGCCAGTAGCAGGGTCAACCTGTGCCTTCAATGCATACTTTGACAATTCCAATGTATCCACTATATGGTGATTATCCTCCTTGTCAACTGTTACAACAAATGAATCTGAATGTCTCATAAATATCACTATTATACGTTAATCTTTCTTCTTGGCCTTAACCAATGCTTTGCACTGCCAGTCGCTGTATCTACAATATCGTCCTCGCCACCATCAGCACCAGTAAAACTCACCAACTGGTCTATCAGTTTAGTATTCCAATCTCCTTTAACAAAGTAAACCTTGCCATCTTCTGCCAATGCTTCCAAATCAAATGACCTAATGTTCTTTGCCATTCTTACCTTATCACTTCGTATATGGTATCGTTTGAGTTCCTTGTCTCTTTTGAAAGCATTGATTAATAATTTACTTCCTGCTCCTGGTTCTTGTTCAATCTTAATCAGTACACTTCTGCCATCTCTTTTAGCAGTTCTCTTAAATATTTTAAGTGTCTCTGAAGATGAGAACTTGCCACTTACTAAATCAATAAGGTAAAGGTTGTCACCATCGTAGCCAGTTAATAATCCACTGGTTCCATCACCCTCTTTACCTGAAGCTGCGAAGTCCCAATACCTCATCATAGGCAAATCCTTCGGCAACTGGTCCTTGGTGATTTGTCGATAAATCTTATTCGTGGTCTCATCCATAAACCAAGACCGCTTAAAGATGTTACCATCACGCTCAATCGGTTGGCCTTGATAAATAGCATTAAAGAGATATGAACCCATTGATTGTTTTTCTGCCATCAACCAATCAAAACTTCTTTGCTCTTCCCATAACACTTCACCTATCTCACGGCCCAGTAAATCATTAGGACTATCGCATATGGCAGGAATGTTAAGGTCAAGCCAAATGTTAGGGTCAATAGTTCCACCATTACGAAGTATCTCGAAACCTTCTTCGGCACTGATGGTAGGTTCATTTGCTCGTATGATACCATGTAAATCTCGTAAATGTAACCTTTGAGCGATTACCAACATAATAGGTGGCAACCCATTAGACCTTTTCTCAAGTCTTGTCTTTGCTGTTGCTTCAAACCAATCTGCCAATCGTTGTTGTTTCACTTTCGATTCAGCATCGGCAATATTCTTGATAGGGTCATCCACAATAAACAAACCAGCACCAAAACCCAGTATAGATCCACCAGCACCAGTGGCTAACATTTGTCCTCGGTATGGGTGGTTGAGCTTGAACTTGTTCTTTGCTTTACTGTCTGTGGATAGGCTTACTTTATAGGGTGATAGGTTTCCGTAGTAGTTTAGTACGTCTTTGACTTGTCCTCCAAATTCACTGGCTAATCCTTGTGAATAGGCAGTCAATATAACCTTATCGTTTGGATAGTGTGCTAGGAAATATGAAGCAAAGTTCTTACTGATAAGTGTACTTTTACCATGTCTTGATGGAACACCCAATAATATCTTACTGACTTTGCCTTGTAAAGCATAACCTAATAATTCAATGATTAAGACATCAAAGTTCCTGGGTCTCCAGTACCCATTATTAATAAGTATTGACCATTCGCCTATTCCACGTGGCCTACTCGGTAACTGGCTTATCTGCTCCGCTGTTATTGGCATCTTTATCGCCTAACAATTCCTTGAGTATGGCAAGGTCCTGCTCTTGGATACGTGGGTCATTCATATCCACCTCGGCCTGTATAGTGGCTTTGGTTTCGCTTTCTATCTTTTGTTTCTCTGCCACTACAAACTCATCAGGGTCAACACATTGCAACAAATACTGACTAGCCATCCAAGAATTACTGTTGCTAATCTTCTGCAAATGATGGGATTTGAATTTAGCCCTTGCCTTTTGCATATCTACATAAAAATCATGATACTTGCCCTTCTTTGCCTTCTTACCCTTATCCATCCACTTATACA